TAAAACTTGGTGGAGAAACCAAGCAGCTGACATTCTTATTTTCAGACATAAGAGGATTTACACCCATCTCCGAAAAGTATAAATCGAATCCGCAGGGTCTTACTGAATTGATAAACAAGTTCTTGACACCAATGACCGATATCATATTAAAACACGGTGGTACGGTAGACAAGTATATGGGCGATTGCATTATGGCATTTTGGAATGCACCATTGGACTGTCCGAATCACCAAGAAAAGGCAATCATCTCAGCAAGAGAGATGGAAAGGAAGTTAAAAAGAATGAACATTAAGGAAGAATTTGGTACAGAATTAAAAATTGGCATTGGCATAAACACAGGTGAGGCAGTTGTAGGTAATATGGGAAGTGAACAACGATTTGACTATTCAGTATTGGGTGATGCTGTGAACCTTGCAAGTCGGTTAGAAGGTATCAGTAAAAACTATGATACAACAATAGTCATTGGTGAAGATACATATAAAACAGTAAAAGATAAGTTTAAATTTAGAAAGTTAGATGATGTTCAAGTGAAAGGAAAGTCAAACAAGGTGGCAATCTATTCAATAATTTAATATAAATAGTATTATGGCAACAGTATTCGATAAAATACTTGATAGTACAACAGGACCAAAAGCATATGACTGGTACAGGAGACAGGTGCGAGGAATCGTTTCACCTGGTGCTAGGTCATTAATTAATGCAGGTAAAGCAACAATACGACCAAAGTATGGTGTGATGAATTTGTTTGGGTATGACGCTAAACATAAAGCAACATTACCATATTATGATAGATTTCCATTGATATTTCCTATTGAACCTGCAAAGGGTGGGTTCTATGGTTGTAACTTTCACTATTTGCCATACGGAACAAGGGTTGCATTTTTAAGGCGATTGTCTGAATTTGCATCCGACAAAAGATATGATAAGAAAACAAGATACAAGTTTAATTACAATGCATTACGGAACAACCCATATATGAAAAAGACAACAAAGCATTATTTATGGAACCATGTGAGAACATTATTTTTAAATATCACAGCAGATGAAATGCCTATTGCAATATTTTTACCAATAGCAAGATTCGTGGGTGCAACTGAACAATCAGTTTGGAGGAGAGCATAATGGGTCGTGATAATAATCAAACATACTGGAATTCAGTAAATAAAGATAATTATATTAATGATTATAATAACCTTATAAAAGAAAAAAATCAAAAAGAAGAATTAATTTATAATAATAAATTACGCCGAAATGAGAAATTTCAGGACAAACTACATGGTCCTTACCAAGAAGAACAGTATCAAAAAGAAAAAAAACAAAGGAGTAATTATCATGGTGGAGAGATTAATGAATTTATTGCTCAGATGTCAAAAGCAGAAGGTTATGCAAGACAAAATAGGTTTGCTGTTGATATTCAGTTACCAGGTAATCTTCAAAAATTAGCAGATGGAGTTGTTCCTATTCCTGATATAGGGATTCAGACAGGAGATAGTCCAGCTTCAGAACCTTCTGGCGGAAGAGCAGGTGCAGCACCAGATCCAAGTGCTATAAGTATGTTGCAACTATCAAAGGATATGGGAAAACAAATGAATATCCATTGTGAGAGTGTTAATATGCCAGGACACGATTTACAAACTGTTAAACATACAACTTTTGGTCCAGAAAGAGTGATTCCTGTTGGTCACGGATTTGAAGGAACAATTACAGCAAGTTTCTATGCGGATTTATATTTAAGGGAACGGCACTATCTTGAAATGTGGCAGAGAGTGGTTGTTAATAATCTGACACATAAAGCAGGATATTATGATGACTATATTGGTTCAATGAGAATATACCAGTTGGACAATGATGGGTTTGCTACTTATGGAATTGAGGCAACGGAAGTTTATCCCGAACAAATTTCTGCTGTTGCTTATGATTATTCAAGAACAAGTTCCATTGTTAAACTGTCTTGTGAATTTCAGTATAAACAATGGTATAATTTAGCAACAGATTCGGCAACAGAATATTCCAGGAGCAGGCTTTTATAATAGTTATAAAGTATAACAAAATACATAATTTTATATAATAAGGAGAATAGATTATGGCACTACCAAAACTGACAGTTCCAACATATGAGTTGGAAGTCCCATCTACGGATGAGAAAATACAATACAGACCATTCTTGATAAAAGAAGAAAAGATTTTATTGATAGCAATGGAAAGTGGAAAGAATGAGGATATTGTTGAAGCAATCAAGCAAATTGTTTCAGAATGTACCTTTAATAAATTGAACATAAGCAGTATGCCTATGTTTGATGTTGAATATATATTTTTGCAGATTAGGTCAAAATCTGTTGGAGAGGTTTCTAAACTGAAATTATTATGCAGGGATGATATGAAAACCTATGCTGATGTTGAAATACATTTACCAGATGTGAAAGTGCAAGTTGAAGATGGACATACAAACAAAATTGAATTGACAAAAGATATGGGTATGGTTATGACTTATCCAACTATTGATTCATTTAAGGAAAGTGGAATAACAACCATTAATGCTTCAAATATGTTAGATGTGATAAGTGCCTGCATTAAAGAAATATATGAAGAAAAAGGTAAAAAAGTTTATCAAACAAAAGACCAGACCAAAAAGGAATTGACTGAATTTGTTGAGTCGCTGAACACAAAACAGTTTCAAAAAGTTCAAGAGTTTTTTGATACTATGCCTAAATTGAAACATACAGTTAAAGTGAAGAACCCTAAAACAAAGAAAGAAAGTGAAGTTGTATTGTTAGGGCTTCAAGATTTTTTCGGGTAGCCCTTTCACACGATAACCTGGAGAATTATTATCGAACCAACTTTTCGTTAATGCAACATCATAATTATTCTTTGGGTGATATTGAAAATATGATGCCGTGGGAAAGGGAAATATATGTTCAAATGTTGATTGAATATATAAAGGAAGAAAACGAAAAAGCAAGAGAAAGACAAATGAAAGCAAAACAAGGATAAAAATGAAAACAGTAACAAGTGAACAGGTAGACAGATGGCGAATAGTTCCAAGACTATTCATTTGTCTATATGGTTTAGCATTTTTTAGAGCAACAGAATGGTTTATGTCATTACCTGAACCAACAAATGCACAATCAGCATTCATATCAGTAATTGTGGGTGCAGGTGCGGCATGGTTTGGATTGTATGTGAGTTCAGGTGGTAAAACTGTGACCGTTGAAAGTAAGAAACAAGTATTAAACGAGGAGATAGGATAAAATGATCCTGGGTATTTTGGGTGGTGCCGCAAGTTTAGCTGGTGGTGCTTTGAGTTTGGGAGGTGGACTACTTCACGCAGGATCAACAGCAGTTGGTTTGGGAGCTAAAGGTCTTGGTGCAATAGGTCGTGCTGCTGGCGGTTTAATGCCAGGCGGTGGCACAGATAGAGAAGTACAAGGTGGTCAACCACATCAAGTGGGTGATGTGAATGGTAAATACCAAGATAGAACTGGCAGATGGCACGACAGAGATAAAAATAATCAGTTTACAACAGCACCTGCACAGTTTGGTGCTAATGGATTTGCTCCAGGTACGGATCTTGCAGCAGGAGGAGCTGCGGCAGGAGGTGGCCAACAAATGGAAATGGATTTTGGTGGTACTGGTGGTATGAATGAACCAGGAGAAGTTGGTCCATTTGGAATGCTGATAGGACTGTTGGGAGGAATGGCAAATGATATTTCAGCAATCAAGGGTCTAACATCAGGAATTCTAAACTCTATGATAGCAGATGAATCAGAAGATGACCAACAAGATGCTCAAATGGATCTGTTTCAGGAACAACAGTTAGCAGAACAGCAAGAGGCTCAACGACAAGCACAAGATTTAATAGATAAAGGTAAAAGAGAAGGTTCATTAACTGACACGGATGGTGACAGCAAAAAAGGAACAAGCTTGTTGGGTAAAGCATTTGGACCAATTAAATCTGGTTGGAATAAAATATTAAATCAACCCAATTGGCTGAAAGCATTGGGACTTGGTGGATTGTTATGGTGGTTGTCCCAAAATAAAGAAGGTTTTGTAAAAGGTTTGACGGTAGTTTTAGAGTGGGTTCAAGATTTAACAAAGAAGTTTAGAAATGCTGATTTTGAGGACTTTACCATAAAGGGTTTTGCTGCTAATCTGGCAGAAGGAATAGGAGGTTTGTTTACAAAAATTAAAGAAAGTGAAACTTTTAAAACTTTGGTTAGTACAGTATGGCCGGCATTAAGAGATATGATACAATTATTTGCTGAAGGAACATTAGCGATGATTTATGAGGTTGCTAAGGAATTTATTTTTGGTGCAAGTGGAGATAGAGCAATCCGCCAGTTTGCAAAAAGTACTGTAGCACCCAAAGGAGTTTTAAGTAAAATAGCAACTGATGTGGGAGCTCCTGGAGGAATTTTGACAGAAGAAATAGCTGGAGGATTAGATACAGTAACACAAGAGAGGATTGACGAAGCGAAACAGAAACTATGGGGTAATATGAGGGACATAACAGCCAAATCAAATGGCAGAGTCCAATGGACGGCGTATAGTGATATTGATAGGATTGGTGGATGGGATCCTACCTTTAAAGGGGTTCATGGAGTATTACCTACAACTCTACCACCAGAAGTTAGTCTTTCTGATTTAATGAACGCAAAACCAATAATTGATGGTAATATAGGAACCTTCAAGGATTTAGAGTCAATAAATTTGGGAGCAGTTATAGGTCCAGATGCTACAGAGGACCAAACAAAAGATATTGCTAATAAGTTAGCAGCAATTAGTGCTCTTGCTTCAGAAAGTTTTGTATTAAGTAAAAGAATTGAAAAAGGTGACCTCAAAGACAAAACAGTTAAAAAATATCAAGAACAAATTAAAGAAAATGAAGAACGAATTGCAAAATTGAATCAAGAAACTTATGAGTTAGGAAGGTCTGACAAATATTCAGCTATTTCATCAGGTGTAGCAGAATCTCTTAAATTAGGAACAACTGCAGCAACAGACGGAACAACTGCAGCAACAGACGGAACAACTGCAGCAGTAACAGATGAATTTGCAGGAGGTGGAGGATTCACATTTGTTGATGGTAAACTGGTAAAGATACAGAAGAAGGTTGATATTCTTCCAAAATTATCTACACCTACTACTTTAACGGGAGGTATCGAGAAGGATTTTCTAAACAGATCCCAAGGATGGGATCCGAACTTTCTTTTTAAGGGTACTTTAGCAGATTGGATGAGAGTACGAGCAAATACTATACAATTGGGACCTTGGGATAATACTGAGGAAGGAAAAGCTCATTGGGAACATCAAATAAGAGTAGACAATATGAAAATTATTGGTTTAGCTGGTAGAGATGATGTTCATAAAATGGCAAATCTAGCAGACCCTATAGGATATGCTCTAGCTGATTTAGCTAAAGGGAATGCATTAAATGAGTTTGTTCACGGAACCACGATTGGAGGTGGAGCTGTGCCTGTTCCATTAGCTAATGTTGGTGCAAATGTAAGAACGCTTCAAGGTCTTACTACAGCTCAATTGCAACATATAAGAGGAGATTCAGGAACTGGAGGGAATGTTTTAGTAAGTACAGGTGCCAAAACTAACATCAACTCAAATACTGTAAATACAGCAAATATTGCAGCAAAAGATAAGGAATGGACTCAAACGATATTGAATAATAATCAGAAAAGCAACCAATACAGTTTTGTTTAATGAAGGATAGTTAATATGAATACAACAGAAATAATGGGATTGTTGATGAGTTTGTGGCCATTGTTCTTGGGGTTTATTACATTGGTGATTGTCCTTGCAAAAATGCATAGTGATATAACAGTATTGAAAGAAAAAGTCAAGGTCGCATTTGACCTCATTAACAGTATTAATAAGAAATAACTATCCCTTTTGCCGTAGTTGTTTTTCAGTCCAAATATCAAAAGCAATATCTCTCTTATCACACCATTTCCTTGCTGAAGCAAACTTATCACGATTCATTTGATACGCTTTCATTTCCCATAATACAGTTGACTTCCTTTTACCTTGAGTTCGGACAGGTGGATGCAGTTCTTTAGAGGGTTTGACTTCCACAAGATGGGTCTTTTCTTCACCATTAGTCGTTTTAACCTTAATTAGAAAATCGGGAAAGTATCTACGGACTGTCTTTGTTGCAGTATCATAATAGGGTATTGCTAATTCTTCACTTGACCATTTCAGAACACTTGCATTACCATCAAAGTATTTCATACACCTTCTCTCCCACATTGAACGGTAGACAATATTATTCACATTACCCATATACTTGTTTGGGTTCTCTGGTGTATATTTACCTTTGTATTTTATTGGTCTATCTCTCATTGTCATATAAATAGTTATGTTAATATTTATTAAATAAGGACGACAATGGCAATTTATAATTCACAATCTGGAGCAACATATCAATTAGGATCACCTGTAACTAACAGATATTCAAACAGGCAAACACCAATAGAAATGGCTGATACTAATCCTTTGAGTCCTATGGATAAGGATCCATTTGCATTTACATTGTTATCTTATCCAAGTGATATGGGAGATTTTGCACAAAATGGTCATTATATATTATTCTATGTCAATGTTCAAAATGTAACCAAATATGGTTATATTAGTAATGAGGGCAAGTCAGTTGGTGGTAAAGTGGAACAATCTTTCGATACAAGTAGAAGTGGAACTGCAGGCACCACAGCAAAATATTTTGTTGATATGAAGGATGCACAGGCAGTCAAATATGGCAGTAGCCGTGTAGCAAGGGGTGAGGCAACTCAATTTACTAGTGATAGGAAAGATTTATATGCAAATCCACAATTACCTACATCTGGTTTAGCTAGTACTTTGAGGGGTGTTGGATCTAAATATCAAACAACTAGAATTGCTGATTCTGTTGCATTGTACTTACCACCAAATATTGAAAGTAATTATACAGCACAGTATAATGCCCATCAAACTGGGATGTTAGGATTTTTAGCAGCATCAGGCTTAAAGGGATATCAGGCATTCAAAAATCAAGATATGGGTAAACTTGCAGAAATTGCTGTTGATTCATCTCTTGGTTTTCTTGAATATGCAACAAAGAAAGCGTTGATGAGTGCAGCAGAATTTATTGCAAATGCAGAAGGTGGTGAGGAACTATTCAATAAAGCATTTGCTAAAGCAGATAATCCTTATATGGAAGTGCTGTTTGATAAAGTTAATATGAGAGAGTTTACATACAACTTTACATTTGTTCCTCGTAGTGTAAAAGAGCAAGATGATGTAAAAAGGATCATACAGTTATTCAGGTTTCATATGGCACCTGAATTAAGGTCTGACCATAACCGTTTTATAACGCTACCATCTGAATTTGATATTCACTATATGTATCAAGCAAGAGATGGTGAAGCATCTGAAAATGACTTTTACAATAAGATTGCAAGATGTGTTTTGAATGATTGTAAGGTAAATTACACTCCAGACGGTGTTCGATCCCATGCTGATGGTTCACCAGTTCATATTACAATGGCATTAACATTTAAAGAAACAGAAATGATTACTAAAGAAAAAATAAACCAAGGTTACTAATATGTATTTTGCACGATTTCCAAGTATGGCATATGATATTAAGGGTGATGAGGTATATAAACTTGTCCCTGACATATTAAGGCGAGTAAAATTGCGAGCAAATCTCAAAAATGGTATGTTTATGTTCGATAATTATGATGTAAAGGAAAGTGAAACACCTGAAACATTAGCATTCAAGTGGTTTGGGGATACAGAATACCATTGGGTGATACTGATGACAAATAACATAACAGACCGATATTATGGATGGCCATTATCACAACCACAATTTCAAGTGCATTTGGAAGACAAGTATGGTGTTGGGAATATTGACTCTACACACCATTATGAAGTATCACAAACTAGTGGTCCAACGAGTTCAAGGGACAATTCGCATTTAGTGAAAGTCAATTCAGATGCTTCGGGTGCAACAGCAGTTACCAATAGAGAGTATGAGGAAAGGGAACAAGATAGATTACGGCAAATTAGATTATTGGACCCACGATATTTGAGTATATTTGTATCTGAATTTGAACATTTAATACAGGAATAACATTATGGTAAAGGACCGACATCCAGACAGCCCAGAGTTTGCTGGAGATTACAACCTTGACAGCATTAATCTGATAGGAAATAACGGAGATGTCATTGACATAAAACGATTAGTCCTTGAATTGAATATATGGGAAAGCATATACAATAATGCAATTACAGGTTCCGTAGTTATAACAGATACATTAAACATCATATCAAGATTACCTCTACAAGGAACAGAACGGATCGCATTTAAATTTTCAACACCAGGTGCAGGTGCAGGTGGAAGTGGAGTTGTAGATGCTTCAATAAAAACAGGTACTCCTTTTCACATATATAAGTTATCAGATAGGGAACAACTATCTGAAGGTGTTATGAAGTATGTACTTCATTTTTGTTCAAGAGGAATGTTTCGTAACATAAGAACCAGAGTAAGTCAAGCGTATACTGGTCCACTCCATGAGTCTGTTGCGAAGATAATAACTGACAAAAGTTATTTGGATTTAAGAAAAAGATTATATTTTGAACCAACTCGCAACAAAACGACCATAGTCATACCCAATTTGCGTCCATTTGATGCTATAAATCTCATAGCACAAAAATCATTATCTGGAAGTACTAATGGTGCGGGATATTACTTCTATGAAACAACAAAGGGATACCATTTTCGCAGTTGGGAAAGTATGATTGCGACCCAAGGTAAGTTTCCTCGCACAGTAGCAGCAGTATTTGACTATTATGTGCGTAATACAGATTCTGCTGATGAAGAATCAATTAAAGATAAGTACCTGATGGACATGGAAGCAGTCAGAAAATATAATTTTGTCAATAATTATGACAGTATGGCGCAGCAAGCAATGGGAACATATGCACACCGTGTTATTACTCATAACATATATGACAAGTCTTATGACATAAAGAAATACAATTACCATACCTACTATGCGGATCATCAGCACGCTGACTTAAATTCAGCAGAGAAGTACCCTATTATGGATGTTCCAGTTGATTTTGACCAAAAAAGTGTAAGTGAATATGATGAAAGTCTTGTTACACTTCAACCCACAACACAATATTTGCATAATAAGGTAACAGGTCCTGCAGGGACTGATGTTGCGGATGCAGGTCACACGGAAGCAACAAGGATAACACAATCAAATTCTGTAGGGAATGGCATACAGTTGCATTTGGAAGTTAGTGGACATTCATGGTTGCAAGCAGGAGATATGATATTCTTTCAATTGCGAACAGTTGAACCTGGAAAGGGTGGTACTGGAAGAGGAACAACATATGACAGCAGGTACGCTGGGCGATATGTTATAACACATTTACGCCATCGTGTCATTGATGATGATTACCTTTTATCGTTGGATTGCGTAAAAGATTCTACCTATGTTAAGTATGATGACCCAAGAAAATCATTTCCACCTGAACACTATGGAAGACCTGGTGGATCAAGTGGATGGAATACGAAGGCAGAATTAATCAACATATACGATTTGGACAGAGCAGAAAGAAGAAAAACATCTGGACAACGCCATATGGCAGGTGACAGGTAATGAAATTCCTTTCTATACTGTTTACATTATGTTTCCTCTCATTTTCTGCCTCAGCATACGAATTATTGATGTTTTCCGTCAGCTGGTGTAGTTATTGTGTAGCATTCAATGAAGAGGTCGCACCAGAATATAATGATACCGTATATGCGGAAACACTTCCATTGACCATCATTGACGCTGAACACATACCCGAATGGTTTACAAACGCATATGAAGAAGGCAAAATCAAGAAAATCAAGGGAACTCCCACCTTTATCATATTTGACAAGGAAAGTCAAGCAGAAATTGACAGAATTGTAGGGTACAATGGTAAGGAGTGGTTCTATGAACAAGTTGCCTATTGGATCAAACATTACGAAGAATATTACGGACAATAACGCAAACGCACCCTCCATAAACGCATAAGTCCAAACGCATAACATACTCCCAACGCAAACGCATAAGTCCAAACGCATACTCCATAATCTTTAACTAGGCCATCAAATAATTCAAACGCAAACGCATATACTGAAACGCACAGGATACCCAAACGCATCCCATTGCCAACGCATCCTTCACAAACGCATATCTCCATACCATCTCTCCATACCACCCTTTTAGATGGTTTAAGTAAAAAATTTCCCTCTAGTGGTAGACATTTGGGTGAATATATGATATAATATAGTTATGAATTTAGAAGAATTACAAAATGAAGTGGATAAGGATTTAAAGATTGATGATACAGAATTGGATGTAGAATCTTTAAATACACCTATATTACATGCAAAATATCTCAAACATTTTTCAACATATTCTCTTATGCTTAAAAAAGCAGAAGGTGAATATTCTCAATTATATAAAAGTAAATGGTTGTTTTATACTGGTAAAGCAGACCCCGAAGAATATAAGAATAGTGATTTTCAATTAAAAGTTTTACGGCAAGATGTATCAACTTTCATAGACGCTGATAAGGACATACTTAAACTGTCACAAAAGGTATCTTACCTGAAAGTTGTTTGCAGTTATTTGGAAAATATATTGAGGCAAATAAACAATCGAGGTTTTCAAATTAAAAATGCTATAGACTGGAAAAGATTTACAGAAGGAGGTATGTAATGGAAGAAGTAATGTATTATAGTGAAAATAAAAGGGAAGAAATTCCT